ACCATTTAGGCGCAGATGAGGATTGGAAAATCATCGCCGCGACCGAACAACTTCGGGACAGCGCAGACGAACTTCAGGCCGCAATCAATTCGCAGTCAACACCAACACAGAAAGAAACAAATGCCATCACCAATCCTTGATCAACTCACAACTCAGGTTACGAACACGACCGGAGTCGAGCAAAGCGCAATTACATTCATCGGCGGGATTCAGGCCATGATCGACGCAGCAGTCGCTGCTGCACTCGAAAACGGAGCGACAGCAGAACAGCTTCAGCCGATCAGCGACCTATCGACGGCTATGGAAGCCCAGACGGACGCGCTCGCGGCCGCGATAGCAGCGCAGGGCGGAAAACCAGCAAAGTAATTTCTCATACCGGGGAAATGCCGTGTTCAGAATAGTTCGTTCGTGAGGGCGAACTCGGATTTAAGGAAATTTTGTCCGTCATGATTCTGAGCACGGCGATCTTATGAGCGCAATCGTCAAGATTCAGGAAATCCTCGGAGTCACGCCAGACGGGATTTGGGGAACGAAGACCCAGGCGGCTCTCGATTCGCTCATTCAGGGCTATTCTGGCGACAGTGGATGGCATTCCACGATCGCAACGTCATTCGCTGATCCTGAAGACGTTCGGAAGTTCAACGAATGCAAGGCGCAAGGTCACAGTGACGAGTATTGCTTTAACTATGGCGACAATGCCATAGGAACTAGCGAACTCGGCGGTCACTCCACGGCGCAGGGAACAGGGCCATCGTGCGCGCTTCCGTCGAAATACTGGAAGCCGTTCGGCAGCGCAGCGGAAAAGAAACAGGTGCTTGTCGAGGTCAACGGCAAGACGGCGACCGTAGAACTCAAGGACACAAGCGGAACGCGTGACGTGATAGACTTAAATCCCGATGCTTGCGCTTTGCTTGGCCTAACGCCTCCGGTCAAGGAACCGGCGCGGTGGAAGTGGGCCTAGAATCTTCATTCTTAGACAGGCGTTGTTCTGAATAGGATTGCAGCTGTTGGAGTGCAATCGAATCAGCGCACGATTCACAGATCGGAACCGATCGAAACGCGATATTGAAGCAGCCTATCGCTTCCTTTCCACAAACCTTACACAGCATCATATAATCTGCTTCCATCCCTCTTTGGTCTTTTGGTGCATCTCGAAGGTGAACTCAGGCCAATAGGTTTTCGCGTGCCGGAAGCGTTCAACCGCGCGCTCTCGATTGCCTTTAATGAAGGGGCCTTTCACTTCGATAAATTTGGTATGCGTTGCGATTCCATACAGGGATGCAGTAAGCACTACGAAATCAGGCGTGTACTTCACGTTTGCGAACCTGAGCGTGATGCCTTCGAATTCAAACCTTAGAATTTCACCAGCCCGCTTCTGAGCCTCAAGACGTAGCGCGAACTCGCTTTCAGTCTTATTCATTACGCACCTTAGACCGATGCGCGTGCGCGAGCGTCCCATCTGAGGATTCAGGGCAGCGCAACTCTCGGATAGATTAAGATTCACTGCATCGCCTCAATGCGATCATTGTGCGGCTTCACGATTTGCTCCGCGGTTTTCATTGCGCCGTAGCAAAGCAACCAGCCGAAAACTCCCGCCATTAGTGAGATTATCAATAGTTTCATATTGCCAACCGTTAGCTTGTGTCGTATTGGTTGTCAAATGACAGATCAAGACACAATCATCAAAGCCGCCATGTCGATCCTCGGGAGTCGGACGAGCAAACGTAAGGCTGAGTCATCCAGAGCCAACGGAAAGAGGCGCAAAAAGAAAGTTAAAAAAAGTGCTTTACAGCCTAAAGCTAACGGTTAGGTTAAGGCATGAACAAAACAGAAAAGACTGAATGCCCCGAATGCGGAATGACGCGAGGTTACCTGTCGAGTGTGACGGACATTGATTGCCGATGCTCAAACGACCGACCCGAATCCGAGCGCCAAATCCTGCGATGCGCGCCACCGTTCGACGCGCAAGCCGAACACGAAGCCGATCTGCGATACGAGTCGCGCGTTGACGACGAGAGCTGGCAGTATGACAGGCCGGAGGACTTATGAACGAGCGCAGAATCGTAACAAGTCCTATATTTCCATCGTTCAATTTCCGTGGTCTCGATTGGTGCGCGACGTTCGACGGTTACGAGCCGGGATGTCCAATCGGGCATGGAGCAACGGAGCAGGAGGCAATCGACGACTTGCGTTCAATCATAACAACACATGAAGAATGGAAAGAGGCTCACGGGCGCGATGTCGAAAACTTCATGCTCAGGAAACACCCGAACGTTATATGAGCGCATTTCACCGCTGGCTATTGAAGCACCGTCCGTTTTGCGAACTCTGTTCCGGACCCTATCCATCGACGCGCATCATCGACATTCAAGGCCATAACAAAGCAGTCTGCGATGCACATTTTCAATCCCACCACCCGCTACGCGCGGGATTAGAGAAACGACAGCAACAAGAAAGACAGTTCCAAAATGACAGAAGAAATTCCCCAAATGCAGTTAGTTGAAGCGAATGCCGAGCCATCCGTTGCGCTGATGCTTCAGAAGGTGATCGACAAAGGCATCACGAAAGACAACGTGACCGCGCTTGAATCCCTCGTCGGATTATACGATCGGATGCAAGCCAAGAACGCAGAGCGCGAGTTCAATCAAGCCTTCGCTAAACTCCAAAGCGAACTCCGAAGCGTGAACGCAACGCGCACGGTTCCCAATAAAGACGGATCCCCGCGTTATCGCTTCGCGCCTTTCGAGGACATCATGGAGGAGGTTCAGCCCGTGCTCGTCGCAAACGGTTTCTCTATCAGTTTCAACTCCCGATTCATGGAAGGCGGGCGCATGGTTTCAATCTGCACCTTGCGCCACATCGGAGGCTTCTCACAATCGAACGAGTTTGCCGTTAGAATCGGGTGCGGACCTCCCGGCGCCACAGAGACACAGGCCGACGGCGCAGCGAAGACATACGCCAAACGTGGCGCGCTGTGTGATGCTCTGAACATCGTTGTCGAACACGACGATGACGCGCGCATGATCGGCAAGCCAATCGGTCGAGCACTGGCCGAGGATTTAGAAACTCGCGTGATAAGGGTTGGATCAGACATCACCGCTTTCTTGAAATATGCGGGAGCGTCCAAGTTCGAGGACATTTCAGATGATCGCTATCCAGTTCTTGACGAAATGTTGAAACGGAAAGAGGCGAAGCTTTGAAAATCCATGACTGCAAACAGGGCGAGTTAGCTTGGGCAAAGCTACACTTCGGAATTCCGACAGCATCAGGACTCGATAACCTTTTGACGCCGGAGTTTGAGCTTCGCAAAGGCGAACTTCCGAAGACCTACGTTTACAAAAAGGTCGCCGAGAAGTTGCAAGGTCGCCCGCTGATCGACTTGAGCGCGTCGAGCTTCATGCTTGAGCAAGGCATGATCGTGGAGGAGGAGGCGCGGCCCTGGTATGCGCTCGAATACGATCAGAAGGTTTCGCAAGTGGGATTCATTACGACAGACGAGGGTCGTTTCGGTTGCTCTCCGGATGGTATGATTCAAGCAGATGAATGCACGCAATCGATTGAAGGCGTTGATTGTGATTGCGGGATTGAAATCAAATCGCCTGCGGCTCACACGCACGTTAAATATCTGGTCAACGGAGTTCTCCCGAAGGAATACGCTTGTCAGGTCATGGGCTCGATGTTCGCAACCGGATTCCAGAAATGGATCTTCGTTTCCTACCGTCGCGGATTCCCGGCGCTCGTTCTTGAAATCTACCGCGATGAAAAAGCCATGTCGATGATCCGCGCGGCGATCAATCAGTTTCACGCCGACTTTGACCGAGCGATGGAGCGGATCGGTAACATTACTAAGTTGCGAGAAATGGAGGCGGCATGATCGACCAACCCAAACCCACATTTGAACATGACGATTCCGACATGGATAGCGCATCTATTCCTGCTCCACTCCAACCCAAACCCACGACAGGAGAATGGACCGAAGGCAAGGTGTTCTCCTATTTCGAGAGCGAAGATTTTGTCGGACTAGCTAAAGAAATCAACGCCGCACTAGACGCCGAGCGGGAGAAGCGGGAGAAGGCAGAACAAGCCG